ACTACTCCTATGCCACAGCGTCAGAACCACTAATCAGCACACCGCCGTAAACATCAGCTACATTCGCGAGAGCCACTTCCACACCCGTCATGAACGGATAACCTCGTGCAAACACTTTGATGTCAAGTTTGTCAATAATGACTTGCAGCACAGCGTTTTCAAAATCTTGTTTCGTTTCAAATGTGATCATTATTCCTCCGTATAAAATCGGTTAGGCACAAACTGCCAATCGTGCCCATTCCAAGCAACATCTCTAGTATTCATACCCTTGTTGCGCATTCCTGCTCCGTACGTTTGTGACGTATTCTTTGTCGAGGGCTTCTTGCTCTGCGTCGTCGTAGCCCATTTCCCATTCGTCTGCTGCACTATCGCAATCTCCGTTAGTATGCGGGTTATTCGTGATGCCGAGAGAGTAAGCTGCACGTCCCTCGTAGTAGAATGTCGATTTCATTTGTTGCTGTTTGTCCTGTTAAGTTCCATGACGTTCGGTGTACCCGGCGCCTTGTGAGTTAAGTTCTTCAATCATTTTAGCACGATATTCACATGCCAGGCGGAAAGCTTCTTGTTCGCCTAGTTTATGGATCGGAAAATTTTCAGTGAATGTCTTACCGTCAATTGTGCACATTGCCGTGTAATATCTGTACACCCCGCCATATTTCTTATCGATAACTACACTAAGTGCAACACCTTTGACACCTGTATTGTTGTGTTTAGATCTTCTAGCATTTCTACAGTTAATGGATGGTGTAACTGCCCTCAGATTTGTTATATGGTTATTTGACGCATCCCCATCGATATGGTCTACGACCAAACCCTCCGGGATCGGACCATAAAACAGCTCGTAGATAATACGATGAACCATATATAGCTTTTGCTGGTACTTTACCTTCCACCTGTTCTGACCTTTATTTAATGTCCCAGCCTTATCACCAATCACTTTAACATACACAATGGTATTCCCAAATGTGCCTTTATTCTCGATGTTGCATGCCCACCTAAGGCAACTAGGGCTAGTAACATCATAATAGAAAACCTCTTTCCAATCAATCTCATTAGTGGATATCACTATACCTATCTCCGAAATTAATATCGCACGCAAGCTCCCTGTTAAGCTTAAGTTGATCGTTAACTTTACCCATAGCATCTGCAACAAGCTGTCGGTAAGCCTCTTCCTCACCCTCTGGCACCTCTGCAATTAGCTCATCGTGCATTTGACCAAGCAGTTTCCACACCAACCCGCGCTGCTTTGCAAGTTTTTCGCAATGATATAACCACAAATCCAACGTATAAGCCCCAGTGCCCTGAATCAGTGTAGAAAACCTATCCTTGTCCGAACGAAGCGAGTACCACATCTTGTTGATCGGGTTGAGTTGCCAATCTCCAAAGTCGGTCTTTTTAACAACCATCATACTAGCAATCTTAGCGATTGACCAGTTCATCTTGTGGTATGCGGCATGCAGCTTCTTAGCAACAGCCATGCTGACCTTTGCCGTACGTGCAATTGTTGCCGCCCCGGCCCCATACTGACATGCATAGTTAGTGCTTTTGCCAACAGCACGTACAGCATCAATACGTTCAAACTTTTTATCACTATCTGCTGTGTGTTCGTTTTTCGGCAACGCCTTGTACTGCGAATACCAATCTGCGTCAACCTGAGTCATCAGCCCTGCAATCACAGCAATTGTGTTGTGTGGGTCAAAGCCCTTAGTCATCTGCGACTTCACATACTCAGGATCAAGCTTCCATTGGAAGTGGTGTTTTAGTCGGTCTTCAAGAGACGATTCGTCCGAACCAAGCAGTTTCATGCCCGGTCGTGCCATCAGCAGGCCACGAAGTTGTTCACCGTACTTAACACGCAAGCTGGGAAGATTCACGATTTCACGATGTTGAACCCTCAACGTGTTGGTAAAGCCTTGCATGCGTGCGGTAAGTTCTCCGTCAATATGGTCTCGTAAGAACCCCTTAACAACACCAAGCCTGTGGTTCAAAATACCCAATCCTGCAATGTGTTCGATACCCGCGCACTTGGGAATCAAATCTTTCACACTTTGACAAATCTCACCACCTTTTAGGTTGATCTGAGGAATGTTCCTATCCGGTTCGCCGTTCTCACCGCGAATGAACTTGAAGGTTTCGGGAGACCAACCAAGAGAGTCTAGCCATGCCTTAATCTGTGTGTGCGAGGCTGGATTGCCAATATTCCAATCCTTCACAACCTTGATGTCGTCTTTGTGCTCAAATGGAAGCCCTGCTTGTTCTGTCACCTCTTTCCATCGCTTGCCAGCTTCAGACATCTCACCATTCTTCTTAAATGGTGCAGACGGGCGCTTGCGAGTTACATACTCAGGAACCTTCGGCATCACTTGGCGCAATGCCTCAGTCTTCTCTTCAATGGCCTTCTCAAGCTCTGCTTGCAGGGCAATCGCACCCTCTACATCAAGCTTCCAACGATTGCGTTGTTGCTGCTTGAACTCCTCCATCTTCTGCATCAAGTAGGCAATAACCTTCTTATGCGCCTCTGGCCCTTTGCCATAAAGGACATCCAACTTCGCTACTTGTCGCTGCCACAACTTCTTCTGAATCTTACAATCTTCCTGCACACGATGATTATACTCTTCTTGTGTCTGGTTCTCCCAATCCTCGATTGCAGGCTTTGGCACACCAAACTCTTCCCCATACTCTGCCAAGCCATGCTTCATACGATTAGGCTCAAGATACCAGCTAAGCGCAAGCGAGTCGATAAGATTTACACGAGACACATCATAGCCAAGAAGCTTAAGCGCCTCCATGTCGAACAGCTTGCCATTGTGCATAACAAGCGTGTGCCCAGCATTCAGAAACTCTTGCAAATCCTTGCGTTGATGCCCCTCAAACAAGATTGTGTGGGGCGTATCAATGTCAATCGCGCAGAAGTTGTGCAGCTTGGGGTTGGCCTGCTTCTGCATCTGTTCCAACAATCCAGTCGTTTCAATGTCTGCCGCAAAAATCCCCACACATCCCCCTAATCAATAATCCCAGCCAAATACTTCCCAATATCCCTCAGCAACTCTTCCGCAACAGAGTTCTTAGCATCCTCTTCACTCTCGTACCACAGGTCATCTACAATCTCCTTGCCGTGGAAGCTGTACGTTCGCACGTAGCAAGATGTCCTCTTGTCAAACTCTGTACGAACATGGTGTAGGCCCAGCTTTTCTGCGATGTCAAAAGCAGAGATGTTCACTGTCGCCATCAGAACTCCTCAAAATCTTGAAGAAACTTGTTCACAACAGTAGGCTCAACAAATCCCTCTTCAGCCGCAACACTAGCCTGCTCAAGCCAGAACGCATCTTCCTCAACATTCCATGCTTCCATATATTGAACAAATTTCAGTTCTTGCTTCAGAGATTTTTGGACCTGTTCAATCGCCTTGATACGTTTGGCAAATTTCTTGATGTATGGCGTGAACACTGCTGCTTGTTCTAGATTAGCTTCACCTTCAGTGTTGTGCTGATGGGACTTATCAAAATCAAGCTCGTCATCAGCAATCATCATCTGCACAAAGCACTCATCAGCACACTCATTATACATCTTACGGCTCTTACGCAGATTGGCAATCTCTTCGTACAGGCCAGTCAACACTTGTGCATTCAGCCCGATTTGGGTTTGGATAAAACTTGCTTTCATTATACAATCTCTTTCAAATTATCAAGGATATCGGGACAAACGTTATGCTCCCACCATTCACTACCGTCATACTCTCCACGGCTGCTCCACGTTCCATCTGCATACCAAATCGTCCCGTAAAGCTCTTGTCCGCCATAACCATCATCGTAGAAGAAGTCAAGTTTGTCGAGAAATTCCAGATAGTCTTCGTTACTATAACCTAACCTAAGAACTGCCACAGAGCTAGGTTCATAATAACCTTTCTGAATCTCTGCACAAATTACTTGCTGTCCTTGTACATGCTCAAGAAACTCTGCCTTCGCGTTAGTCATTTCCCTTCCTCCTCACATTCGATTTCCATGTACATGTCTGCCACGTCGTTCCAAGTGAAGTCGCCAATCTCGGCGTTCAGTACGTTTAAGCACTCCTCTACAGACATTCCGTAGTCGTAACAATTATAGACTATTTCTTTGTAGTTTGTGTTCATTACTTGCCCTCCATTTGACCATTCAAGAACTGTGCCTCTGCAAACCACTCTGCCGGGATAACATTGTCCGTAGAAACGTAACGATACATTGCGTTGATGATTTCGATAAGGCGTTGCTTGTCGTGCAGCTTCTTAGGCTTCAGGCCGAGAGGTGGACTTTCTATGATAGGCGGCGTCTCTGGCTGCTTGTAATAATCTGCTGCTTTCATAAACGATTTCTGCGGCGTCCATACATACTCTTCAAGAGGATGGGAGGTGCCATAATCTTCTTCATGATCCCACGTCAAGCTGCCATCATCATACGCAAAAATCCAAGCTGCGGTTTTTGTGCAAGGTTCGTAGTGACTTTTAGGTGTAACAGTTTGCCAGCCATAACCTGCTTCAAATAGAGCATCTTGAATGTACTTACAATGTGTTGGTGATTCAATACGAATCTTCATTGCTTTCATCATCCCTCCTTAAAATGTTAGAGCGTAAGAATTATAGCAAACTCCGTACGCTCGTGTCAATTGGTAATTTCTACTGTGTAATTCATCAATGCTTCGTAGGCGTGAACGTCAATCTTGTCGCGCCACTTTTCGGCAAGCTCTTTGGCGTAAGATTCTTTTCTGGCCTTGTAGGCATAGAAAGCTTCCTCTGGGGTGGGGTAGAAGCCGAGATATTCACGTCCTTTGTTCGTGCACGTCCTCGCAACGTAACCGACCTTTGCGTTGGGGTGCCTGGGCTTAATAACATTCACTCCACGATAGTACTCTCCTCGGTCTTGCTCTAGCAAGAATAGGTTGATTTCTTGCGGCAGGATTGTGCAAGTCTCCGAGGAGTAAACCTTAACATTCTTGCTCAACAAATCCTTATCTAGTTCAGCGTCTTCCTCGAAAGCATAAGGCTGCTTGTACGCCCACTCCGCAAAGTTCTGAAAGTTATGCCACTCTTTTGCTATGTGGATGTCACGATAACGGGTATTACGCGGCTTGTTCAGCTCGTACGGATTGTAGCAGCGACTAAACATCCTCACCCAAAAACCATACACCCTATCGTCAACTTTCTCACCTCCGTCGCGAAGTCCACTGGTAAAGCGGCCGATTCCAAAGTACCCAATACCTTCTACACTCGGCTGATTCTGAGGCTTAATGCTGCCATTTCTTGCTGCGTGTGCGGAAGCAGTCTGCCTCGACCCGTCCTCAAATTCCACCGTAACATCCCACGCGTCTCGGTACTCTACGACAGTGTATGACCAGCCACTCTTCGTTACAAACCTTTCACCTACTTGCAATGTAGATTTAGGGTGCCCAACTACACCTTTACGAAGATTCGATGCCTGAACTGTGGTTTCTTCGCAATCTTCAAACACAACAAGAACGTTCCATGCATTGACATACTCTTTAACTGTCACAGTATGACCCTTGTTGGTCTTGAACACATCTCCAGCTAAAATCTTACCGCGAGTGGGGTGTTTCAGTTTCCCCTCTTTTAGAACGTCTGAGTAAGCTCTAGATACTTGGCCGTCGGGCCATTTCACAGCTATATTCGTACACGAGACGTACTCTACAACCTCTACAATATCACCATCTACCGTTGCAAACTTATCCCCTTTAAAAATCTTACCCTTTGTAGGGTGTTTGAACGACCCTTTCTTGAGATTGATGTGTGTAGTCTTCTGCAACACACCATCCTCGTACGCAACAGTCAACTTCTTTGAAGTGATGTATTCTACGATTGTTACAGTCTCGCCATGCTTGTTTGTGTAAGTATCTCCGACTTTCGTGCTAGGTGGTTTCTGCATAATTTATTATTTCCTCTGTCAAAAACCCATTATACAGTAAAACCACCTTCTTGTCAATTCTTAGAATTGTTGAGGATTCTCTTGCAGCCATGTGTCCATATCGTGGAGGCGGTGCGTCTCGCGGTCATAATACAGTTTTCCAGCATCACCTGTCATGCCGTTGCTACGATTTTTAAGCAGCTTAACCTCCGTAGTGTTACGGGTCATCTCGTCTTCTGCCATCTTATCACGCTGTAGGCCGATGATGATTGATGCACTCTTGTACAGAGTAGAACTGCCCATGATCGACTCATCACTTACAGCGGCACCTCGGCTACCCTCTTTCTGCCCTGACGCCGCTTTCCTAATGTGGACGACGTTCACTAGCGTGACCCCTGTTTCCTTGGTAAGCTTCTTCTGCCAGTCCATATGCATCTCTTGTTCAGGGACAGTCAGCCCGGCCAGCAGGTCGCTTGTAACATCAATAAGAATCGCAGTGCAGCCAAGCGCCTTAACCATTTCTTCAATCTTACCTTGCATAACTTCAAGTTTTTCACCCCTGTCATCACACAGCACGAAACGTGGCGTGCCGTCTTCCTTCGTGAACAACTCCTTGGCAGCTTCCTTCGTAGAGTCAGCAGACATCAGACGAATTCGTTCGTCTCGATCTTCAATGCCCATATAACGGGTTTTAGTATAGTACGAGATAAGATTTGCTGCGTAATCACCCGCTGTGGCTTCAAGCGAGACAACTCCGAACCTCTCATTCTCGTTCATGATCCACTCAACCAGTGCCTGATTCAGAACGGTTGTTTTGCCAATAGACGAAGCAGCAGCAATCATAACAATGCAACCGCCTTTAGGAATGCCGCCGCCAAGCATGTAATTAAGTTTTGGCAGGAAGCTTGGCATCGGCAGACGATGCATACTTACATACTCAAGAGCGGCATCATAAAGTTGATCCGCAGTGTACAAACCCGCTGGTGACCACGGACGAGCATTCCAAAAGTCATTCACCAAGTCCTGCTCACGGCTTACTGGTTTGTTATTTACGTTGTCCCATATGTAAGAATTCGGGTCTTTGAGACGGAGTTTGGCGATAAAAACTTTACCCTTTGGAAGAACCTTAGCAAGCTTCTCAGCAGCTTCTTCTCCGGCCTTGTCTGAATCCATCATAACAACGATCTTCTTCTGACGTGCCAGCCAATCATAATGTGCTTTCGCCTGCTTCGCAGTTCCTGCCTCTCCTAGTGTGCTACTAATAACGGCTACATTATCGAAATCACCTTTACCTCGTTTAAGCTGGTTATCGCGCAAGACTTGGAAAAGTGAAAGTTGATCGATTTCACCGCCCACGATACAAACTGTACCTACATGGCTCTGAAAGCGGAATTGGCCTACAAAGTCGCACTCAGAACCGACTTGGCCGATGGGACTATCAAAAGACTTCGGGTGAGTGCGTACACGATACCCTACTAGTTCACCGTCTATAGTAGTTGGCACGTACTGCTTTGTTACCTCACCAGTTTCCGGGTCAAATTCATATCGCACGCCGAAGTATGTGTTTGTGTCTTTGCGGATACCTCGATAGCCTTTTCCATCAGTGCTTGTCCTGCCTTTAATAATTTCGTTCTGCTCTGGTGTAATCTTATCTCGTGTCACTACTTCTACCTCCTCTTGTTCATCTTCATCAATCCAACCCATTGCTTCTCGATGTTCCTTGCTCGGAATGGTCCAAGAGCATGCAAAGCAATAGGCACTCTCTGTGCTACCGTAGACGTGAAGATTGTTACGGCTGTTATCTCCCCCTTCACGAATGCATCGCGGGCAACCTGTCTTGTGGTCCCTAGTTAAATCGATGCCGTACTTATCGGCAATGTCTGACATCAACCCTCCCACTCATCCACATCTGCACCCGTGCTCAAAAGCAAATCGTACAGTTCCTCCGCAGTGCGAATGTCATCAGCCCCAGCATCAAAGTAGAATGCTCGGTCAGCTTTTTCCCCGATCAGACAAACGATAATGACACCATCTTCAATATGAATCTTATACTTGTTCATACATCCTCCCGATATTTATTCCCACAAGAAACATG